GGCTGGCATATCGCAGATTATGATTAGAGGAGAATAAATGGGTAAAGATCATCCTAATGTAACACATGGACATTCATTAAAGGGTAAAAAAACAGATATCTATCAATGTTGGGAAAACATGAAAAGAAGATGTAATTATCCCAAAAGCCCTTCTTACAAGAACTATGGCGCACGCGGCATTAAGGTCTGTAAGCGCTGGGATAAGTTTGAAAACTTCCTTGCAGATATGGGAGAACCACCTAAAGGGCTTACTATAGATCGGATTGATAATGATGGGAATTATGAAACCTCTAACTGTAGATGGGCAACATCTAGCGAGCAAGCATTTAACAGAAGAAAACGTGCACTAAAACATAGCAAATATATGGGTGTTTCTTGGAGCAAGGGAAGAAATAAGTGGCAAGTACAGATAACAAAAAACAAAAAGCATATTAGTTTAGGGCGATATGAAAGTGAAGAAGATGCTGCCGAGTGTTATGATATGGCCAGGTATCTGTTGTTAAACTTAAGGGACTGCCCTAACAGAAAAATAAGAAATGCTACAACTTGAAGATCCATCATGGAGGCTAAGCAATCTCTACTACATCAAAGATAAGCAGGGAAAAAAGATTCTGTTCCAGCCAAACGTAATACAGCGATTAATTAATAAGCAGCGCACTAAGAGAATTATGATCCTTAAGCCAAGGCAAATAGGATGCTCAACACAGGAGATCTTAAGGAAATTTGATAAGTGCATCTGGAAAAGAAACCAAACATTCTGTATTCTGGCCCATGAGCGCCCTGCATTAAAGAAGCTTTTCGAAATAGTTAAATTTGCTTATAATAATATGCCTGAAAACCTTAAGCCTCCTCTTGACAAAGGTGAGGGGTCACTTTACGAGATGCGCTTTCCTGTTCAAAATTCAAAAGTATATGTAGCTTTGGAGTCTAGGGGTGATACAATTCAATTACTTCATGTCTCAGAATTTGCCTTCATCAAAGATCAGAAAAAGGTTGACGCAACGCTTCAGGCTGTACCTATCGACGGTGAGGTTACTTTGGAGACCACTCCCCACGGGATGAATTTCTTTTACGACGCATGGCTAGATAAAGAATCAACATTTACAAAACTATTTTTCCCATGGTTTTTGAACCCTGAATATGCACTTGATTTGCCAGTTGGTAAGTATAGTGAGGATGAGAAAGCTCTAGTTGAAAATGCAATAAGATATAATGTCGATATCACTCCGCAGCAAATAGCATTTAGAAGGTTTAAACAAAGCGAGAGTAAAGAGCTATTCTTACAGGAGTACACTGAAACACCCACGTCCTGTTTCTTAGCATCGGGAGCAGCCTATTTTAACCTAGACATAGTAAAGCAACGAATGGACGCCCTGGGGGAACCTCAAGCCTCTGGTGAGACTTATAATATTTATGCAAACGCTAATAACTTCTTGCATTATGTAATTGGGGCAGACACAAGTGAAGGAATAGGGGGAGATAATAGCGCTGCAAGTGTTCGCTGCGTTGAGACTCAAGAACAAGTTGAAGCAATATGCGGTGATTGGAAACCGAGTGACTTTGCTAAGATCCTATACGACCTGGGCAAAAAGTATCAACATGGGTCAGGAATGTTCCCGCTCCTCGGCGTAGAAAGAAATAATCATGGACACGCTGTGTTACTAGAACTCTCCCCTCAACACCTTAATTATTCAAACGTATTTTATGATAAAGATTCTCGGGCTGGATGGTTGTCAAACATGGTATCAAGACCTGTCACGATTAATACATATAAAGATTTTATTGAAGATTATCCAAACAAATTTAACGATAGAGAAACATTGGTTGAGTGTCTAAGTTTTGTGAACATAAAAGGTAAGCCTCAAGCGGTCGATGGCAAACATGACGATAGAATTATTGCAGACGCCATCTGCACAATGATGCTTACAAAATCAACAGTCCATTCTTCATTCCAAGAAATGGATGATAAAAAAACAACTACAGCCCCTGGCATTAACGAAACTGTATGGTAATGTGTTAACCTGCAAATTCCCCTTGAAAAATAATATAATTGTGTTCTAATTATACATAGGGGGAAATTCATGGCTAATTTTATTACGCGGCTTTTCAAAAAAAAGTCAGTTGAATTTAAAGAGGTTACGGATAATCGCGTTACTGTCTCTGAAAGTGGCACAAGCGGAACTGCTGTTTATTCAGGTTATTTTGATGAAGAATATCTTACCGACCTACAAGGCAAAGAAGCCGCTGATGCATACGATAAGATGAGAAGAAACGACTCTCAGGTTAAGCTTGCTCTTTCTTCTGTCATGAACCCTATTATTGGAGCACAATGGAATGTTGAGCCTGCTGGTGATGAGGGTGAGCAAGAAAAACATGCCGAGTTTCTAAAGTTTATTTTCTTTGAGGATCTCGACAGAACCTGGGATGAGAAGCTTAGAGAAATACTTTCTTTCATAACATTTGGCTATTCTATATTTGAGAAAGTTCATAAGTTAGTAAAAGACAACAGCGAATGGGGCGATTATGTAGGCTTTAAGAAGTTAGGCTTCCGCTCCCCAAGGACTATTGAGAAATGGAACTTTGTAAATAAAGAACTTAGCAGTATTACACAAGAGGCGTACGGAGATTTAGAAGCATCAGTAGACATGCCGGTTGAAGACCTAGTCCTATTCAACATGGATCAGGAAGGTGATAACTACGAGGGCATAGCAGGGCTTAGAACTTGCTACGGCCCATGGTTCAGAAAAAATCAATACTTAAAATTCATGGGGGCTGGCATTGAGAAATCTGCCATTCCTACACCTGTCGGGAAGTACCCAGCAGGCCAGGGAAATAGTGGAGACTTCACTCGCTTCAAAAACGCTCTTGAAAGTCTAGTGTCACACCAGAAAAATTATGTTGTTCTACCCAATGCCGAAGGGCAAATATGGGATATTGAATTTGCTAAGATGAACTTCGATGCTGATAAAATAAAATCAGCAATAGACTATGAAGATCAGTCAATCATGCGCGCCTTTGTTGCTCAGTTCTTAATGCTAGGCTCTAGTAACACAGGCTCATGGGCACTTTCCACGGATCAGTCAGACTTCTTTTTAAATGGAATTATTTATATTGCAAATATCATCACCGATAAGCTTAACATCTTAGGTAAGGAACTTATTGACTTAAACTTTGGCCCTCAAGAAGCTTACCCATACCTTAAGCACAGTGGAATAAAAGATAAGGCAGGAAAAGAATTTGCAGAGGTTCTAGGGATACTTAAGAACGCTTCTCTCCTTCGCACTGATGATAGATTGTTTACATTTATTCGTGAACGCTACGAGCTACCTGAAGAAGATGAGGAAAGCAGAACTCAACCACTAGCTATAAACCCACTACTGCCTCCAGCAGGTGATAAAAAAGAAGCTCCTAAAAATACTGCCATTCCAAAAGAAGTTGAGAAGGAAATTGAGGAAGAAAAAGAACTTGGTGAAGTAAACCTCTCAGAGCAAAAAAGACAAATAGAACTCTCAACGAAAAAGCTTGATGAGTTTTATAAAGAAAACCTACCTAAGATATCTAACGATCTTGTTAATCAAGTAATAACCAATTTTAAGAAAGCAACAGACGCTCAAAAGGTAAACTCTGCGAAGGGCATTGAGCCTAAGTTTTCGGCTGCTTATAAAAAAGATTTAGCAGTTGTACTTCATGAGATTGTTAACATGTCAGTGGTTAAGGCAAGCGCTGAATTTAAGAAGGGTGCCAAGCTCTCAGAGATACAGTTTAAAGATCCTAAGTATACAAGCAAGAATAAAAAATATGTTTCCGCTTTAGCAGATGGCCTAACAATCACACAGCTTGATGATTTAAAGAAAGCTACTATATTAAAGTTTGCAAGCTCTGAGGCATACACTAAAGACCCTAGTCTTATACAGCAAGACCTTAACGAGGCAACAACATTCAAAGAAAAACAGATTGTTGCCGGAGCTGGAACTGTAGGTAGCCAAGCTTATAATACAGCTAGAGAGAACTTCTTCTTTGACGATGAGATGAAAAAGGAGATAGAATCTTTTACATACATGAACGATGTGCCTGTGTCTGCAATATGTATAGCACTAACAGGGAAAACATTCTCGATAGAAGATAGTAAATCTTTACAATACACACCTCCAAATCATCCAAATTGTAAAAGCTTTCTATCACCTAACTTTAGAGTAGCCAAGAATAACCCAAAGCCTACAGGACTAAAACCATCTGAGTCTTCGCAGAAGTCTAAAAGTTTAAAGGAGGAGAATAATGGAAAGTAAAAAATGGATTACCAACATCACCGAGAAAACAAATGTTCGCTTCAACGAGGAACTAAAAGACGACATAGAAGCAGGTGGCAAGCATGCTCCTGAGTGGATACAGATTTTAAAGACTGGTGAATGGGATCATTACTTATATGGAAAAATGAAAATCACTTCTGAACATCTACAGCAAATGAAAAAGAACTTCGATGATAGAATCAGAGGTGTTGATTTGGCCGTTGATTATTCTCACGATTCTGGTGGTGTGGCTGCTGGTTGGTTCGAGGCAATAGAGCTTGAGAAAGATAACACTCAACTCTGGGCTAGGATTAAATGGACGCCTTCTGCTAAACAGAAACTTGAGGATCAGGAATTTAGATATATTTCTGCTGATTTTGATTTTGACTATAAAGATGCAGAGACAAGAAAGGGGTTCAAGGCAGTATTGTTGGGGTGTGCTTTGACTAACAGGCCTTTCTTAAAAGATATGTCACCAACAACGGAACTTTCAGAAAAAAAGAAAATGGAGGACGAATTAATGGAAAAACAGTTGGAAGAACTCAAAAAAGACAAAGTTACATTGTCTGAAAAGATTTCAACATTAGAGACAGAGAAAAAAGGTTTAGAAAAACAACTCTCTGATTCTAAAGAAGAGATTGAAAAAGAGAAGAGAGCCAAAGACTTCCAGAAATTGCTTGACGAAAGAAAAGCTGTACCTGCACAAAAAGATGCATATATGAAAAATGATATGAATGCTTTTGTAAAGGCTGCCACACAAGTTAAGCTAAATGAAGAAGAAAAAGGCGCTGGAGAAGAAAAGAAAAAGGAAGAGAATAAAGAGGAAGAAATTAAGGAAGCAGACCTAGACAAAAAAGTTGAAGAAGTTAAGGAAGAAAAGAAACTTTCTTATGCTGAAGCTCTAAGTTATGTCCTTAATGAGTTTCCTAAATATCGTGAATATTATGATAAGAAGGAGGCGTAAATGGCAAGCGTACCAAGTCATAGGTTTATGAAGAGTTACATTACAGCACAAGACTACGAAACAACTGGCCAATATTTGTTCATGAAAATTGGAACAAGTAACCAGATATGTACAATTTGTGATACTAAGGGCGAAGCAGCTCTTGGTGTTTTACAGAGTGCTTCAGGTTCAGCTAAAACATGTGAAGTCGCTTTAATCGGCGGCGCAGCTCTAGTAGAGTGTGGCGAATCAATTACAGCTTTAAATCAAGTTACTACCAATACTTCTGGAGAGGCCATCGTACCAGACACAGCCGGCCAGCAAGTTCTAGGAACTGCTTTAGAAGATGGCGTTGATGGTGACATCATTGCAGTAATGTTAAGTGCTGGTGGAGAAGCTCACGCAGCAGAAGCGTAGAAAATAATTTAAGGGAGGATTTAAAATGGCAAAGTTAGAAGCACAGGTTGATAAATATTTAACCAATGCAAGCCGAGGACTGTTCCCTTCAAAGTTCAATTTCATAGCAGACAAAGTTTTACCTAAAATTATGGTTAAACAAACATCTGGTTTGATTGGATCTTATGATAAAGAACATCTTCGCATAGTAAACTCAGTTATGGGCGGACGTGGAGAAGCCCCTAGAGTTGATGTTGGAACAAAATCATCTAACACATACCTAATTGAAAAACATGGATTAAGTGATATAGTTTCTGAAGAAGATTATGATAATGTTGAAGCTCCTTTTGATGCAGAGCTTGACTCAGTTAATTTTCTTCTTTCAAGATTATGGTTAGGCAAAGAGAAAGCACTTGCTGACTCTTTAACTTCAAGTTCAGTAATGACAAATTACACAACTCTTTCTGGCTCACAGCAATGGAGTGATTGGACAAATTCTGATCCACTCTCAGACCTTAAGACAGCTAGAGTTGCAGTAAGAGATGCTTGTGGTATAGCACCCAACAGTGCAATACTTGAATGGGAAGTAGCTGATACTTTACGTTATCATCCAGCAATCCTTGAGAGCTTAGGTTTCTCAAGAGCACGCGCTGGTCAGCTAACTGACGATGATTTAAAGAAAGCCCTTGATGTACAGAATCTATATGTTGGAAGTGCAATGTATAATTCAAGCAATCAAGGTCAAACTGATTCTCTTGGTAAGATCTGGGGAACAAATGCAGTAATGTATTATTCACCCCCAGCTCCTACAAAAAGAGATCAAGCACTAGGGTTTTATGTGGCTAGAGGTAGTGAAAGACAGGTTTACAAAAACAATGTTAATAACCCACCTAAAGCTAAAGAAATAATCGTAATTGACAGCTATGATTTTATAATCACTGATGTCAACTGTGGGTACTTAATCGCAGGAGCCATTGGATAAGGAGGATTTATGAAAAAAGTTTTAATTATCCTACTAAGCTTAGTGGCTTTTACATTACAAGCAAAATCCTATGATAGAAATTGGGGAAGGGATCTTAAGCTTCCTTCTCAGCACCTTTTGGAAAAAATAACAATAAGCTCTCCAGCATTAGCAAGCACATCCCTTATTTTTGGGATAAATGCTAATGATGGTGACACTACTGGCGTTGTAACAACTGTTACTACTGGCATCACTAACCCTGATGTTCCTAGAACTCTTGTTGTTAACACTGTAGAGTCAACCGCTGGTGACATTCTACCTGGCTTTGTAACTATTACTGGAACAAATATTTTTAATGCAGTAATTAGCGAAGCCTTTTCTATTGCTTACGACCAAACATTAGCAAAAACAGGTACCAAAGCATTTAAGACTATTACATCAATTCAATTCCCAATCGAAGGAGGCTCTTATGGGGCAAAGTGGTGGGTTGGAACAACTGATGCATTAGGTCTTGATAAATGTATTGCTGTTGCTGGTGATATTGGTTGGGCGCATCTTGATGGAGCTTTTGAGACTACTGATCCTACTTGTGTTGCTGATGCCGATGAGGTAGAAAAGAATACATGTGATATCAATGGTACTCTAAATGACTCTAAAGATGTTGTTATTTATTTTATCCAGAACTTTAGGTGTTTACCTTAAGGAGGAAACATGTCAGACTTTGTATGCTTAAAAAACTTCAAAAGTGGTCGAAGATATTTCAAAGCGGGTGAACTTTATGATGGTGATGACCAAAGACTTTTATTGAATGAAGGTTTTATAAAGGGGTCAACGGTAAAAGAAAAGTCAGCGGCTAAAGAATTAGAGATTGAAGTTAAAAAGCAAGCTGCTAAAAAGCAAGCCTTAACAAAAAAGCTTGAGGCTGAAAGAGAGCACGCAGTAAAAGCAAGAATGGCTGCTAGGAAAAAAATGGGATCTGTAAATAAAAAACTAGCCGTAGAAGGCAAGAAAGAAATTTCAGAACTCAACAAAAAAGCATTAAGCAAATAACATACTATAGGGAGGGTGCAAGCTCTCCCTAGCTCTAAGGGGGACAAATGGCAAACGAGTATATGGATATTGACGATATACAAAACGAGTATAAAAATATTCCAGACTTTGCAACAACCACAAAGCCAACACTAGCCGCTGTAACTGAGTGGATGACTTGGGCGTCAAGGAAAATCGACAGTAAGATTGGAAATATTTATTCAACCCCTGTATCTGAGACAGCTTCTCCAAACTCTTATATAGTTCTTCAAGAGATAGGGATTAAGTTAGTGAAGTTTCGCCTTGAGAAAATATTAAATGTGAAAACAACAGCAGAGATTGAAGAAGAGTCTCCTGTTAATTTATATGAGCAGAGCATGAAAGAGCTAGATGAGATAGTTAAGGATAGGCTCTTGCATGATGGTGTCAGGCTAGCAACGAATACCTACGGAATAAAAGATTATAACTATGCCAATGATGTGGACCCAACATTTGATGTAACAAAGGATCAGTGGTAATGGCTCGCAAACCTCTAGTAGCAATGAGCTATAGTTTAGAGAATGATGAGGCTTGGAACCGCAGTGTCAATACTGCTATGAGAGCTATGGGTGATTTACGCCAACCCTTTAAGCTAATAGCTAATGATTTCTATAAGAGTGAGATGTCAATATTTAAGTTAAAGAGTTCTGGCAGATTTCCTGACTTTAAAAATGACAAATCAAAGAACGCAAAGATGAAAGATGTAGGTTTTGATTATCCGCTTCTTTTAAGAACTGGAAACCTCATGAGTTCCGTTACAAATCCTTGGGATGCCGATGCTGTGTTAGACATCAAGCGAACCTACATGATAATTGGAACCGATGTTGAATATGGAATATATCATCAAACAGGCACTAAGAATATGAAGGAAAGAAAGTTCTTATTCATAGGGCCAGAGGCACCAAGGTCTGCAACAAATGAAACAAAGGGGCGTCTTGAGAGATGGGAAAGAACCTTAAAAGAATATACAAAGAAGAAACTTAAATCTGTAGGGAAGGTGAAGTAATGGCAAGATGGGATGTTGAGAGCTTTCTTGATGAACTTAAAACATATTTACAGGCGAACCTAAACACTAAAATAGCTGCTATTAACACCGAGAAGGGTGATAGCTTACTATCCACCTTGGCCAATGACGCTTATCTTATCCAAGACCTTGAAAGTAAGACAATGACCTATGACCCCTTTGTTATAATGGGTGTTGTAGATGTTGAGACTATTCCCACAGGCCCATTAACGGCCAAAATTTATACGATAGATGTAATTATGATTCTTCAACAACAGAATAATAGTGATAATTACAAGCGGCTCTTTAGATATCAAAGGGCTTTGGAAGATGTTTTTGACGCTGGATGGAACTCTATTAACCATCGCGTTAAGATAGAACTCGAAAGTCTCGTTCCTGGTTTTGCTCTTGTATCAGTACCCCAACAGCATAGAGCAATCGGAATGGGTCTTAGGGTGACAATAACTTAAGGAGGAGTATTATGGCTTTAAGTGCAGCAAGGCATATTTTTGGAATCCATTCAATCACTCCGTATTCACGCACGACAGGGCTTAATTATGGAACATCAAAAGTTCTAAAAGGTGCTTCCTTAAACTTATCTGGTGAAACAGTGAAGTTGCAGGGCGGATCTTATGCTTACAGTTGGGCAGTTGAAGATGGATATATGAGTGGAGAGATATCTTTCACGCCGTCTGAATATCCTGAGTTTTTATTTGAGCTTTTTCTTGGTAAGGCACCAACAGAATCTACAAGTGGTTCTGGAAGTACAACCACGTTAACAAATAAAAGCGGGTCTAGCATCGTAGATGCGGCCACAGGGATTGCAAGCGTTGGCGTTACAGCAGGATCTCAATTAAATCTTAAGTTTGGAAAATATACCGCAAAATACGTATCCCCAACTACGATCGATATTTATTGTACGACAGATGCCGATTTTAATCGTGGAACGGACGTGGTTTTCCAGAATGATGATTTAAAAATTACAGAAACACCACTAACAATTACTACTGGTGGTTCAGTGGTAGCAGTACCTAACTTTGGTATATCTTTAACTGGTGGCTCAGGGACTATCGCATTATCAGCGACGGACACCGCTACTTTTGAAGTATTACCTCCATCATCAAGGTCTTATGTAGTTAAGATTGGTGGAACTTCAGACAGAACAGTTGAGTTTGGAGCTTATCTAGTTAGCGAACCTTTAGGGAATGGTGAATTTTTTGTAGCTGATTGTTATAGATGCCGAGGAATCGGTCTACCTATAGGACTCACGCCAAAAGAATTTAGTGAATCTGAAATAAAAGCAGACGTTCTTTATGATACATCAGAGAACGCAGTATGTCAGATTAGATCTCTCACACCTTCTAGCGCATCATAAATAGGAAGGCATTCGTAGCTATCCTTTTTCGGGGGCTTGACCAGCCCCCTTTTTTATTTTAGAGAATGTTAAGCCACGTGTCGCACAGCATCCTACACGAATCGCTACCGAACAAGGATGGATTATCTTGAAAATCTATAGCATATAAATCTGAGTTATCGGTAACTATAAAGTTGTGGAGCATAGCGTCTTCATGATTATAATCTTTCATGACTGCCATCTGACGGCGAAGCTTTGAGCGATCATAAAATTGCAACATGGAGAACCTTAGGATTTCAGACAAAAGCATTCCCTCTATTTTCTTTGATATCTTATGATCGCTACCATCTGACTTTATAAAGTAATGGTCGTTAGTGCCTTCTTTTATAGCATAATAATAGTTCTTCTCTGTCTTTAGCATTACAGGATCGTCAAGCTCATCAACGTCAAGCCTTGGAAGCCCGAACTCTAAGTAAGGTGTGTGCCAGTTATCATAGGCTATATACTTTTCACCATTCACAAAAACATCTTTCTTTATCTTCCTGACAAGCTGATACATTGGGCGATAAGTGTTCATATGGGTCCTATGAACTCCGATTAACCTTATATTATATTCAAAGCATGTGGCCTTATCAAGCTCATGCTTCCAGTGCATATAGGGGTTACCATCGCACTTAATATTCTTTCCAAAGTAGCCCCACTCCTCATGTGTTGCCATCTCTACATAAATAACTTTAGCCCACTTTGATACCTTACTTAAAGAGCAATCTTGTTCAAACTTTGTGCCCCTAGTATAATGATGCAAGATGCTAAGGAATAAGTAAGCTTGGGTTTCAGGCAAATTATCCCTAAAGTCTTTATTCAAGAAAGAAATATTTTTAATATTATGAACATCTTTTATTTTATTGGACACTGCAACACAACTTTGGTCAGTATCAACACCCCAATGCTGACTAGGATTGTTTTCTGCTAACTTAAAAAGAAAATACCCGAAGCTAGAACCAGCATCAGTAATAGAATAAGTGGATAACCTGTTACCATTAAAAGCTGCATCGGCTGTGAGAATAGTTTTAATTCTATCGTCGCACCTTCTAAGGCCATCATTTTCTTGACCCCATATTGGCTGGTAATTTTCTGCTACATTAAATTTCTTTCCATCAATATTTACAGTTATCATTTTAACCCCTATTAATCACAATTAAACTCTCTCTTTATTCTCTTTACTAAGCCTTTAATAGTTGTTTCTCCAGCGGTTTCAATTATTTCCACTACTCTAGCTATCTCCCACCTATCATTCCAAGCGTTAATAGTTTTTTGCTTAGCTTCACCCTCTACGAAAATATCACATCCACTACAATATATTTCATAGTATTTATGCACACCATTAAATTCTATCTCCGGTGCTGTTCCACAAAAAGGGCAAGCGCTAAGTTTGCTCATAGCTAGTCATTTATACATGCGGCATCAACAACATTCTTTGCAATCTCAACCATGTTATTAGAGTTAACAAGTAATATTTCAGCACCCACTAGAGTTGCTTGTGCTCCATTTAAAACTTTCTTTGCATTCTCACAATTCAAAGGGTTTGCTTTAGCACCACATAATGATTCAACTAACATATTGGCTCCGTTATAACCAACCTTTGCATTATTAAGCACTAGTGTTGCTTTCTCTAGGCCATCAGTAACCTTTATAAGCCTCTCCCTAGCCTTATCACATTTTGTTTTCTCTTCATGACATGCAATTACAATTAAAAATAAAACTACCAATAGATACTTCATACATCCTCCCTTAAAAGTTTATCTAACTCACTAAACAAATTACAGATATCAACCTGACATGATGTCTCTACATTCTCATAGGAGTGTTTAACAATTAAGTCTCTAACATTTCCCATGAAAATCTTTTGTCCTTCTTTATTATTCCATGCCTCTAATGCAATATCCTTATCTCCTCGTTCAATATTTAACCCACACTTAGAGCAAATAATTCCTTCATTGTCCCTGGCAGAAATAAAACATGCAGTATTACCGCACAACTTACAATTACTTATATTATCCATTGAACCTCTTCATTAAAATATTAAATTCATTAAATACTTTATCAACCGTTGGGTGACATTTAAGTGGTTCATATTTAGCAAGTTCTGCAACTAATACATTGTAATAAAACTCTAATCTATTAATACACTCTGGCTTAAGTGCTTTAAGATCCGCTTCAGTAATAAGCTTATAGTTCAAAAGAATATTCTCAATCTGATATTTGTTATAGTTAACATCATTATTAATATCATTAAGAAGCTTTTTATAAAGCCTTACCCTAGAGCAAGTGTCAAGATTGGTTCTCTCAGTAATGAACTTTAAGTTACAGGTGCAGGAGCATTCTGAATCTATAGCTCTGAACTTATAACCCTTAACACCGCTTCTTACTGGCAACCTATATCTTGAGTTAACTACTGTGAAGATCCCAAGCACTGGAAGTTCCTTTGTACAGCCAGCCATATGGATCGGTGCTGTGTCCATAGTTATTAAAGCCGCTGCGTTCTTATGATCCATGAGAGCTACAGTCTCAAGTATTGGTAGCTTGTTATACATGACGATGGTTCCACTGAACTCAGAAAAGTTTTTCATTTCTTTTACATTCCTACTACCACCTATGCAAACAAGCTTGTAATCAGGATAAGCCTCCTTAACCCTACCGATTAACTCTTTCCAGTTCTCGTTATCCCATGTTCTAGTTTTCCACTCGGCTCCATAGGGATGTAGTAGAATAAACTTATCCTTCTCAAGGTCTAGCTGATTATTCTTGCACTTCCTAACCATGTTATCTTTTTCAACATATGTATAAGGAACATTATACTCACAGCTTTCTACAGGGAGTTGTTTTCTTATGGAACTATTAGCTACAAACTGAACACCGTCAAAAGTCCAGTGCCAAGGGATATTAGGAGCATTAGTTTTCCAAGCATCGATAAACATATCGTACCTATCAAACATTCTCCCTGTTATTTTAGGATCGTAAACAAGGGCGTGCCTTACATCAGTATTATATTTAAAGATTTCAGGAAACATTGTTATCACATCAATAGAAGCCTTCGGATAGAGCCTCTTAAGCTCTCTTATAGAAGGTGTCGCAGTAATAGTGTCACCAATACTCCAGCAGCTTAGGTGAAAACAAATCTGCATTTCTTCTTCTCTGTTATAGAAGCTTCTACACTGTTTATGGCCAAGACCGTTGCTACCATAAGAAAGCGGCCCTGATTCTTTTCCATCATCATTAAGTAATCTCTCTCCGCAATAACAGCAAGCACTGTCTAGTGAAATTTCCTTATCACTCATTTTCTCCCCCTATAGATAACCTATGAAAACACAATCCTCACATGGCTCTGATACAAGAGGCCATTCATAAAAATCAAATAGCTGATCATCGTTCATACAATAATAAACTTTTATTCTTTCTTTCATTTCTTCCCCCTTAATTGTTCTGGCACATAACGTAGGCAAGCCTGTCTAATCCAATTGGCATAAGTAAAACCATACAATTTAGCTAACCTCTTAGTTCTGTTTAAATCCTTGAGTGTAGTTCTCGCACGATGCATGTAATTCTTTAGTTCATGTTTCTTTTTTTTCATGGTCCCCCTTTGTGCTACAACCTAACTGTTTTTATATCATGCTTGCATTTATTTGCAATAAAAAATAATATAAAGTACAATTAAACTTAGGGGGTCACATGTCAGAATTACAATTACCTGAATTAGCTACGAAGGTTAAGATTGAGGATGTCGTTCCTCAGAGAGTAGAATTTAAGATTGGGAAAAAGACTTATGCTTTTAAGCCATTCACCATTAGAGACATCTCATGGGTTAAGTCTAAGTTCGACAAAGAACTGCAAGAAGTTTTAGCAGGGATGGACTACAAAGAAATGGCTATGTTATTATTCCATCAGCTTGAGGATAAGAGCGATTTCCTGGGGTCTATGGAAGAAGTTACTGACGATGATGGCTTTCCAGCTACAATTAAAGTTACAGGGCCAGATAAGCTTGCTGACAGACTTGGGGCACAGGGAGAGCTTATGGATATCTTCAAAGCCCTAATGGAATCTTGTGGAACACCGAAGGAACTTATTGATGAAGTATTCGCAAATCACATGCCGCAAGATGTAAAAAAAAAGGAAGTAAAGAAAAAGAAATAAATTGGGGGGAGATTTTCGACCTTATTGCAAGTGAATATGGATACACCTTTGATGAAATAGCAGACATGACATTCAAGCAACTAGGAATTGCCATGATAAATATTCCCATAAGGCAGCACAATAAGCTTGTCATGTATGGTAATATGATTGGCGCAGAAGGTAAAATGATTGATAGGGGTGAGGCTAGTGAAGAAAAAGGATTATCAAAAGAGTTTCTGAAAGCTGCTGATGATGCTGTTAGCCAACGATTCAGGGGGAAAGTAGATGCCAAAAAGTGAACTGTTTGTAAAGATTGATGCCGATATAAAAGGCTTCCAAAATAAAATGAAGGGTATTAAGGACTCTACTCAAAACCTTGAGGATGCCCTTGGAAGTATTGCTAAGAAGTCTGCTGTTGCTTTTGTTGCTCTTGGTGCTGCTGTTACAGGTAGCATCATGGCTTTCCGTAAGCAAGAACAGGCAGAGATTAGAACCCATGCAACATTAAAGTCTACAGGATTTGCAGCAGGGCTAGCAGCAGAGGAAATCTTTAAGATGGCTGGTGCTCTACAATCAGTCACTACATTCGGTGATGAAACAATAATAGCAGGGCAGAATTTACTTCTTACTTTTAAGAATATTGGCAAAGATGTTTTCCCTGATGCGACAGAGATAATGCTTGATATGTCGACCGCTATGGGCACAGGGCTTAAGGAATCAGCTATACAGTTAGGTAAGGCACTAAACGATCCGCTAACGGGAATCTCGGCGCTCTCACGAGGAGGTGTAACATTCAACGACCAGCAAAAAGACCAAATAAAATTAATGACAAAATCTGGTGATCTAGCTGGTGCTCAAGCAATTATAATGAAGGAATTAGAATCACAATTCGGTGGCGCTGCAAGAGCCGCTGCTGGTGGCACTGGAGCATTCATTCAATTCTCAAATGTCCTTGGAGATTTAGTTGAGGATATAGGCAAGCAGCTTGCACCTACTTTTATTTTTGCAGCCAAGAAGTTAAAAATATTTATAGAGTTCATAAGAGAGCATCAAATTATTGCTGGTGTAATAGCATTAATCCTTAAGTGGGGAACTGTTATAACAGGGTTAGTAGCGGTGCTAGCAGGGGCAGCTCTGGCCTTCATTAAGCTTAAGAAAGCAATGCTTATAGCTAAATTAGCAATGCAATCTTTAGGCATATCAATGAAGTCTCTTATAGGAGCAACAGGCATAGGATTACTTCTAATAATTATAGCTGAGGTTTATCTTAATTGGGAAACAATATGGCCTGCAATGCAAAAAACATTTGAAGTATTTGTTGATAATATTAAGGTTATAGCTGGCGGCATTGGTAAATTATTGATTGGTGTTTTCACTGGAAATATTACAGTGCTTAAAGAGGCATTTAAAGACTTTGAAACAGTATGGGACAAAGGCCTTAAGAAATTCCAAAAGAAAAAACTTCCAGACCCCGCATCAAGAAAACCTGCTGGAGCTATAAGCGCACCTGGGGGAGCAGCAGAAGAAGCAGGAGCAGCCGCGGGGGCGGCAGCAGGAGCAGCAGCAAAGGGCGGTTTTGATAGTACCACAATGAAGGGTATTACAGGTAGCTTAGCTGGTGGTAATGTTAAGGGTGCTCTCACTGGAGCGCTTGGAGCAATGGGGCCACAGGGGCAAATGGCTGCAATGGCTATTGAGTTCTTCGGAAAGTCAAGAGAAGAATTTACAAAGATGATGGATCAGATGATAACCTTCCTTGTTGACTTGCCCGGTATGTTAGCAGATAACTTACCTATATACTGGGAAAAAATGATAGAGGGTATTCCACTTTTAGTAGATTCTCTTATGGGTTTTATGCCAAGGATTATTGATAACCTAATAATAATGCTGACAAGTGAGAAATTTATTGGAGCACTAGTTCAGGCTGGCATAAAGGCTTTGATTTTCCAGATATCTCAACCGCTATTACCAATCACTATTTCAATAGCAATAATAAAAGCATTAATAATAGTAATAAAAGAAACTGTTCCGATGCTAGTACAAGAGATTGTAAATCAATTTAGTGCTTTGTTAAAAGATGCCTTCCAGTGGGTAATAGATGCCTTTAATGGTGTTGCTGGAGCCTTTAACCAGTTAGTAGGATATATAAAAAGCATCATCGGTGGAGTATCAAGCGGCTTTGGATTGTTTGCAGGCGGTGGAATAGTAGGTGCTGCTAATGGAATGATAGTCCCTGGTAGCTCGGACTTTGGTGATAGAGTTCCGGTGATGGCTAACTCTGGAGAAATGATATTAAATAAAAGCCAGCAATCAGACCTATTCAATATGATCGGCTCTGGAGGCGGAGGGAAAAGCTTAACGATTAATATTAATGGTGACATTGTGGAGAACGATAACTTTGTAAATGATATGATTGATAAAATTAAAAACGCTGTTCTATATGAGAACGCAGATTTAGGAGTGTAGCATGGCTGAGAATTGGATTCCTAAAATAATATATGGCTCAGGAAGTACGACAATAACTTTTGATTACCCTCCTGACGGTATGAATGTCAGAGGGCTTGAGACAAAGGGCACTGGCGCCGTATCTCATAGTGCTGATGGTAGCGAGCAGACTTCTTTTAATCACTTGGAGGAAGTATCAACGGTTAACTTCAAGATGATATCCACAAGCCTTAAAGATTTAATGGACACTTTCATGCAGGCTCACGCGCTCAAGGGAAGCAGCTTTGATTACTACCCTCATAATGGAGAATCAACAAGTTATGAATATACATTATCATCAAGGAGTTTTAATCCAACCCCAATGGCATTAGAGAGTGGAAGTCAGTTCTTTTATTCCTTCCCTCTTAAGATGAGGCGTGAATTATGACATATGCTTCAGAGCTTGCAGCCCATGATATTTTCCAAACTAATGTTGTAATAAAAATAGGAACAACTTACTTCTCAAAGTACGCAGTAGACAGCGGGCTTACTGTAGACGCTGATAAAATAGTTTTGCAATCAGCAAGTTTAAATCCTTCTAAGATAGATTTAAAAACAGCTAAGGCAACGATTGAAAGTGCAACGATAAATGTATTAGATAAAGATGAAGTCTTTTCAGTCTTTATGGGAGCTGATAGCGGGGCTTTAGTAAATAGCACAATCACAATATACCTTGGAAGAATAACTGGAAGCTTTGCATGGTCTGATTATTTAGAAGTAAGTAATTATATTATAAAAGAGATTACAAAAAAACCAAATACTTATTCTATAAAAGCAGTAAGTCAAGTTGACAATATGCAATCTCCAATATTCGATGTTAAAGGAAACTTACAAACGAGCATAAATGATTCTGTAACAACTATAATCGTAACAACTGATGGAGACATATTCCAAACTTCAAATTATTTAAAGATAGAAGATGAATTAATTATTTACACAGGGAAAACTTATAACACTGGAACTGGTAGAACAACATTCACAGGATGCACTAGGGCACAGCTTGATTCGACACAGATAGCTCATACTGCGGGAGTGGAAGTCTATGAGGTTTACAAAGCAACTGACAACCCTATTGACATGCTTCTTAAGCTTCTTATTTCAAACGGTGGTGGTGGCAGTTATGATTCGTATTTTGATGGCCTTGGTATCTCGAATAGTCTTATTGATGTAACCGCATTTGAGTCAATTAGGGATACTTATTTTAGCGGAGAATCTTTTACAATTTATTTATATGATATACCTAACGCACTGAAGGGTATTCAAGAGGAATTGCTTCTAACTTGTAATGTTAGGTTCATTGAAAGTGGCTCTGGGACTCTCTCCCTTGCCATACTAGATCAATCAACATTAGGAGAAACATTAACAGAGCTTGATGACACTAATACTAAGGCTAATAAAACTTGGAAGATATCAAAAAACACTGTGCAGAACTCAATAACATTTCATTGGGCATGGAGTGAGGGCTTAAAGTCTTATACAGAGATAACTACAGCAACGGATTCTGATAGTATAACTAAATATGGAACTAAAAAGGGCAAGGATATAAAGTCTAAGGGTGTTCATACTTCTGCTATTGTCTCAGACAGAAACACTAGATTCCTTAATCGCTTTGCTACTCCACAAGCAGAAATTAATTGTATCGGCTTCATGAGTGAATCACTTATAACAGTAGCGGATAAAATTAAGCTAACCAGTGCAGAGCTGCCACAGCAGGGAGCAGGGCTAGGGCTAATAGGTGAGCTTGAAGTCTTAAATAAGGCTGTAGATATGAACACAGGGCTTGTGAAATTCAAACTTGTTTTTACTTCTTATACTAACCTTCGCAGGGGAATGATAGCACCTTCACCAAGGATAGTATCTATTACAAGTCAAACTGTTTTTAATGTTTTAGCAGGACAAGGACAGTATCTAAAAGCTGGCTATGTTATGAGGCTTTGGAACAACTCTACAGGGGTTTACGAATCAGATTCAGCAACAGCAATCTCAACAGTAAGCACTGACACAATAACAATGGCCTCAGCATGGAGTACTACTTTAACGACAAGTCATATTATTAGATTCGCGGATTATGACGATTGCGTTGAGACACAGAAAATATATGGGTTCATAAATGAAGCAGGAAATGATTTTGCAGACGGTTTATCAAGTTTTAAGATTTTTCTTTAGGGGGAATAAATGGCATACGATCCAATCTCAGCAAGTCAGGTAGACAGTAATAGTCCTTTAGATACCGTATTATTCGGTAGTGGGATAAACAATAACTTAATAGATCACGAGACTAGGATCTTAGCGAATGAAGGCTCCTTAGCAAGCTTATCGGCTGGCGCTGGCGCTTCTTATGATAAGGCATTGGCTGGAGAGGATATTGATACAACAACTAACCCGAAGTCTATTTGCTTATCAACAAAAAACTGTTTAGCTATAGAAGCAGACGATAGTTATTTAGATGTAAAAGAAGCAGGCGATGAGGTAAGCGTTCAAATAATAAGTGCAGATGCTAACTATTTAATCTATGATCTAGATACACCAGCAACACATACCGCGTTGGCGTTTGATCTTTGTAGGCAAATTGAGACCTCTTTAAATGCAAGTGCTCTGACTCAGACCTACGATGTAACCTATAGTTCTACAACTAGAAAAATAACTATCAGCCCAAGTGGTACTGCTACTATAATGGTAAAAACTGGCACCCATGGTTATCATAATGCTACAACAGGACTTTGGAACGCTCTACAATTCAGACAGAAAATAACTATTAATGCTACGAACAAGCATATCGATTTTGACGAGGGTGGTGGAGAACTTACAGCAACACTAACAGAGGCTGATTATTATGAGAATGATGATAACTTTGCAACACTAGCTACTGAGATAAAAACCAGACTAGATGCAGCAGGAGCCGATATATATACGCCTGTTTACGATTCAGGAACAGATAAATGGACAATTACAAGTGATGATTCGTGGACGTGGCTTTTAAAAACTGGAACCAATACCGCTACCAATGCAGGAACTTATCTTGGGTATGATGATAGTGCTGATACAAGTGCTGGCGCTGCCCATGTAGCGGATAATTCACCTCCTGATTATTCAGGAACTTCCTTTACAGCAGATTATGTAATTGACAGCAGTGATAATGATTCTTATGTGCCAAAAACATTTGTTACAAAAACAGATAGCGCTCTCGTTGTGAAGTCTAGGAATTACGATGGTTTTGTCTCAAGCTCTGCTGCAAAGATGTCATTCCCTACAGTGGACCAATTTACTGAGATTGGGTTTTCAGGCTCAGGGCTAACGGCTGGTAAAAGATACTATACGACTAATAGTGCAATAACTTTTGACGCTACCAACCAGGATATTGATTATAAAGAGGGTGCTGGTGGTGAGCTTAACGTAGTAATAACGGCGGCTACTTATTACAGGGGCAGTGATGCAGACATAGGATATCGCATTCTCTGTGCAGACATTAAAGCGGTTATGGAGGCTGGTGGGGCGCTGACCTACACTGTCACATTCAATAAAGATACAAACCTTTTCCAGATTGCAGCAAGTGGAGCCTGTACTTTACTTTTTAAAACAGGAACCAATGGCTCAGACAACCTAGACACTAGCCCTGCAACAACGCTTGGTTATAATACACTTGTAGATACATCCTCAGCGACAAGTCATGCAGCTACTACAGCTCAAGATTTAGTCGGAGAAGTGGTGGTGGCTTCTAGTGCTGGTGAGCATTCTGTCTATGCAGGGAAAAGTTTAAATAAGGGTAGGCTGTTCTCAGAGAAGAATTATACCTCAAGTAACTACGATCCTATTTATCAGACGCCTGGTGATTGGTTAACAACACCAACTGAAAAAGATGAGGGCGAAGAAATACAATTTTGTGACCAGCACGAAAACGCTAGTGGTGTGGGGTGTAGGATCTATGTTAGCACGACAAGTCCTGCTGACTATTATTTCCAATTTAAGACAGGGCCAGGGTTAGTGTGGCAAGATGCTACAACAACCTTTTCTGCTGGGACACCTGGAAATGCTGCTATAACCGAAAACTTCGGTGGTGCATATATACAAAGATCAAGAGTTTTTGTAGACGAAGATGGCTCAATGGTAGCAGCTTTATTTAGGAAAGATACAGCATCAGGATGGCATGAGGCATGGACGGCATACTCAACTGACGGTGGTGATAACTGGACAATGGGGAATGCTAATGCTTCCATTCATTCGGGGGGTAATAATATTTTCATTGCTGGAATATATGCTAGGGCAAACAAGGCTGTTATCTTATCTAGACATGGGGGCTGGGCAGAAACACAGATTCATATTTCAAATGATAGTGGTTCAGGTTATGCAACTTGGGCATCTACCACAATAGACAATGATTATAATAATTATTCATGTGGTGTGTTAATCCAATATAGAAGCGCCTCTGCTGGTGTTAACCAATATACAATATACACCTTTGGAACTAAAGCTGGTGATGGTGAGTTATATTATTCTGCTTTTGATGGGGACGGGGCTAATGAGACAAGTGCTGCACTAACTGGTGCAAATAATGGAAACCTTATTGGGGCGTGTCTAGATTCAGCAGGATTAGGAAATAAGATACTTGTTGCATCAACAAGGGCACGAGCAAGTGCTCACATAGATACTTTCCTTTTTGATGATGCTGAAGTAGCAAGCGTGAGCGTTGCATCAACAGGAGATGCCCAAGGAGGGGCTGGCTCTAATCCAGATGGTTATAATGGATATTCCTCTAGTTCAAGTGAGCATTTAGGATGGAATGAAACAAAGCGCTGCGTCCTTTATAATAATTATGGCTATATAGTAGCACAGACAGATGCTAACGCAGGAGGAAAAAAACAGCTTGGGCTTTTCACTTCTAAAAATGTTTCTGGCGGTTCCTGGGAAGCAAAGGTTAGCATCGGTGGCGGTGGTAATAACCAAGAATGTTGCATGGTTTATATTTCCTCTATTCATAGCTTCTTAGTTATTTATAAATATATGGTCTCTGCTGCGGTGGCTAATAACTTAACAAATGGTATAATCAACTCAAGGCTGTTTGAGATAAATGGTGACGGCTCCTACAGTGCCCATGCTACTGAAAGAATTGACGGTGGTGAGACGGAAGCAGGATTCCAGGGCTTTGTTACCGTAAGTGCATCAGCGGACGGTGCAAGCGTATCCTGGGAGAATTACGATGGTGCTGCTCGTGACACACTGTGGGGCAACAACTTCATATAAATTGCTTGTAAAAAATAGTCCTATTGCTATATTTATCCCATGGGGGTCTTTCTTTTAATATCTTTTCTAATAATAGGGTTTTCTAGATATTCATATGCAGGGGTTACAGACTTTTGGTGGTTTAAGCATACCTTGTTACTAGGACTTTTGTCAGCCTGTCTTGCTCATAAGATACATAAAGAATACCATTGGAGTGCAGCTATTGCATTTTTTTGGGCAATGATAGTAGGTATAATAACTTTCTCCTTTTATGATAACCAGTTTAATAGCATTGGTGACTCACTAAAGATATTAGCAAGCTTTTATGCTGCTTATGGAACATTTACAGCTCTAATAATAATTGTTACTATTATGGGACTTAAAGAAAAATATACTAAGCTAGAAAATATATTTGGTTTTTTATGTTTAGTTAATAGCCTCTATGTAATATTTCAATTATTCAATGGTAATGGCTTTTTAAATAGAGGTGGGTTTTTTGGTAATGGAAGTATAAATGCTTGCTTTATAGCCTTCACATATCCGATGCTTGTGTTTAGGCAATCAATATTTAAGCCTTGGGTTAAAGCTATTATAGCTATTATTCCAATAGTGGCTATATTAGTTTCAAAGACATCTGTTCCTGTTGGTGTAATTGCTATAGTACTATCATCTTATATGTTTTTCAAGATTAAAAACCTGCGCCATAAAATAATAGTTTGTTCACTTGTTTTCATAGTCTTAATATTTATGGGACGTTTTATTGACTCTCAGTTTTTTAATGATGGCGAGAGATTTGAAATGTTCTGGTTAACACTTAAAGCATTTTACTATAAAGTTAATATGCTTATTGGCACAGGACACTGCACCTTTCCACTCTTTGGCCCACTAATACAGCTAGAGAATAAGTTTAGGCCAGGAGAGTTTTTTATATGGCTTCATAGTGATTGGATACAATTAATGTTTGAGGCTGGCATAATTGGAATAGTATTATATATTAATTTATTTTTATTTTCAATTTATAAATCTATAGTACAAAAAAGATATTACTTAACAAGTGCTGTATTAGGATATGGATCGGCGATGGTTTTTTCATATCCATTACATTATGCTTTGCTAAACTTCTATGGGGTGCTTCTAATCGCTATTATACTAAGGAGAAAAAATGGGGAAACATATAGACAATGAACTACATAGATACATGATTTTGGCTATTATAGATGGAATTGAAAATGATGGCTTAGTTAAACTTTTATTTCTAATTAATAAAATGCCAGAGAGAGAGCAAGTGTTTAAGTATTTAATAGATAATGATATCACTGGCACTAAGTTACTAAATATTTTGGTGGCTGATTTTAATTGTGAGTTTGAAAGGTTTATATCTTATATTCTTAAATCAAAATCTAGGAGGCTTCTTTCTTAGTAGTATCAGCAGCAGCCGTATATTCATTTCCATGAAAGGTTGCATAGGCTCCTCTAGCTTGAGTGCCAAGGCCACCACC